GTTTCCCAGTCACGATCCATTATATTTTTTTAAGGCATTTACTTTTACTTCTGACATTATCTCGCCGTTGCTGGTAATCCACTTGTTGCTACAAAAGGATTTTGTGCAAAAGCCATGTAAATATATTGACGTCCACTAGCATTTAAATGACTCCCTGTATTTCTAATTTTATATCCATTAGAAAGAATATCAATCCAATTTGTAGCTCCTGTTGCCGTACTACCTTCAGCGGCAGTGGAATTTGCTTCAACTGTTCGATTTGCTACATTTATAGTATCTCTTTTACTATCCCACATAAACCAAACGGTGCTTCCTTGAGAATATTCTTTTTGCATTACAAAAGCAGGTTTAAACCCAGTGTATATAAATGGCCCATCTGCATTACCATTACCTCTAAGATTAGCAAATTTGCTGTACCCTTGAATATCTGCAAAACAGTATGCTATGTAAGTTTGACTACCACTATTAGTTGCCGTGCTAGTACCTACTGAAAAAACTGATGATGTTGGAGCGGTACTATTAAAAACATTAGAGGCTTGTGTTTGACCAGCAGTACCATTTAAACTAAGATAATATTGAGCATTTTCTAAACTAGCGTGATATATAATCCAGTCATTAGCTCCATTTAATCTTTTAATAATAATCATTTTAGGAATAACTCCTAACCCGTGCCCTACTGTAGCGTTTGCTCCACTTCCTGTCCAAGTTACAATAGAAAAACCAGATGTAGTATTAGCTTGCACTGTAGAAGTAATTGTCCCTGAACTGTTACTTGCAGTAGTTCCGCCATTAGCTTTCCATTGCCAAGTAGCAAAGGTTGCGCCATTAGCATTAACAGAACCTGCATTGCCAACTGTAAATCCATCTGATTGAACAGAATAGTGAATTGAAGCATCTGTTTGTTCAGCGTTGCTATTATTAGGAGTAAGTTGTTTTGTTATACCTCTGGAGGTATCGGCTACATGATGAGAGTTAGTAGTAGACCTTACTTTAGTCCATACCCAATCTGGTTGTAAATTTGAATTACCATCGTTTGTAACAGCTTTATAAGTGTTACCATCACCTGTATATAAAGCTGTTTGAAAATATGCCGAAGGATCTGTTATTGTTGTGTATGCCATATTATCCGTACGTTTTTAAATTTTGTGTGCATAAAGAGTAATACCCTGATGGTACTGTATATTGAAATTTTCCAAAATTATTGGCATCTGTATAACCATTTCCACTATTAGAACTAATAGTAAAAGATGGATTACCAAAATTAAGTTGAAAAGTATGTGATCCTGCATTTCCTCCATCATAATCGCCAAATGCAAAATGCCAAAATCCTGTGTAAGAAGCTCCTATATTAAATGCAGTTCCACTATTTTGAACAGTACCATTTTTATACAATTTAACATTATTATTATCTGCATCTAAAGCTATGCTTAAAATATCATTTGTAGTAAAACCATCAGTGTTATAATTACTTGTGGACCCAGTATAATATCCGTTATTTTGATAAAGAAAATCAGTTCCATATCCAAACCAACCAATTTGACCTTGTTGATTTCCAGCAGGATAATATGTATCTCTACCTAATACGCCACTAGCATTAGAAGATTCTCCTTCAGCTACTCCAACGCCCCACCAAGTATTTACTCCTGCTCCTATTTTAACTTCCATGTACCATTTACCTTTAGCTACTCCGATAGTGCTAGTATTATATGTGTAAGCAGCTCCTTGTGTAACTAATTTACAACCCCCTTCTGTAAAAGTTCCTTGACCATAATAATTAGATGCGCAATTCATAATGCAAAAATTATTATCAGGGGTGTCTACTACTTGAGCATTTGTTCCTGCAGAATTAACTGTAAATGTTTCAGAGTTTCCACTAGAGTCAGTTCCTAAAGCTGCTGAATTTTCAAATTTTAAAAAAAATCCATTATTTCCATAAGTTCCTGCATAACCTTTTGGTTTCCATATACCTGTTGTAGAATCTGTTTGTCCAAAATCAGTTGCTGCTTTTTGTTGACCATCAATATAATAAAATTGTGAGAGATAACCAACTCCATACAAATCTTGATCTCTTTGCCTTCTGCCAATAGATGTTGTTGAACCATCTCTACCAATTTCAAAAGTTGCGTTTTGAGCATACGTGCTAGATGCAAATGAAGTTTGTAAAACACCGTTTATATATATTTTAACACCATTACTAGAAGATGCTTGAGTTGTATCTATAGCAATCACAACATGGTACCAAGCGGAAGGATCTCTAAATACTGCTGTTGTTTTAAATGAAATAACATCACTTCCACTAGCTACATTATTAACATCTAATTGATCAGTACTAACAAAAATAATTTGATCATAAAAATTGTTAGTTGTTTCTGCACTTATAATTGCCGCTGAACCAAGCTTACTTCTTTTTACCCAAAAACTTAATGTAAATGTTGTTCTGCTTGTGTTAGCTCCTGAAAATGTTCTGCTTAAATATGAACTCATTATGAATCAAACCTCATTGCGTTATTTATACCATGATTTATTGTAATCGAAAAGGCTCTATCAGCAGTTTGAGCTTGTGCGTCAGTAGCTCTAATTGTAAAGTTATATGTAGTTTCTTGTGTTGATCCAGATTCTGTTCCTGTAATAGCTCCTGTAGAAGTATTTAAAGACAAACCTCCTGGCAACGATCCTGAAGTTTTTGCATATGCCGTAGCATTAGTAGCATTTACAGTAACACTAATAGTTGCTCCCGCATCAAAACTACCAAGAGTACCCGCTGCTGTCTGCCATGCAGGAGCATCGGATACGGTAAGTATTGCTGATGAAGTACGGACCGCATTACCATCGGGGTTTTCTACTCGTATAAAATACGTGCCATCAACAGGTAAAGTAAAGTTTGTTACTAATGTTGTTGCACTTGTAAAAGAAACAGTGTCAGCGGTAGTAATAGCACCAGTAGAATTAATCACATCTACATAAGCTCCATTAACAAAATTAGTACCTGTTATAGTAATTTGTGTTTGTGTGTTTTCTGCTACATTAGGGTTAATACCTGTAATGGTTGGTTTGGTTTCTGTTGCACTAACCCAAGATAATTGATTTGTATTAGATCCGTTACTCGCTAAAACTTGTCCGTTTGTACCTACTGAGGTAGGGAGTATTAAATTATATGATTGAGCTGCGCTGTGTGGAGGCGCCTGTATAGACACTCCGTGGGTATTAACATGACAATTAAGAGTAATTTTTCCGTCAGCAGATGATCCATCACCTTTTGCTGTAATTGATTCAGAAGCAATTGTAGAAGCTACTGTGCCTCCTGATACTGTAGCACCTGTAGTAATCGCTATAGTGTCACCATTCTCTGCAATAGTAATTGAAGAACCCGACTGTTTCTTGATTGTGTTTACTTTAAGTGTTGATACCATGTTACCTCGCCAACGCTATTACGTCGTTTGATGCTACTAGAGGATTTTCTGCAAAGGCCATGTAGAACATACTTGAATTATTATCATTAAAGCTAGTAGAATTATCTCTTATTTTAAATCCATTACTTAAAAAATCTATTCTATTATCATTACTTGTATCATCTCCTGCACTTGTGTTTGCTAATACTCTAATATTTATTACATTAAATGGAGTTCGTTTATTGTCCCACATAAACCACGTACCCGTATTACTTGTTTTTTTAGCCATTACAAAAGCAGGTTTAAAGCCTGTGTAAACAAATGGACCATCATCCGCACCGTTACCTGTGTATTTACCAAACTTGCTGTATCCTTTTATTGATCTAAAACAATATGCTACATATGTAGTAGAATCATTAACTCCTCCTGAATTACCAAGAGTAAAAACAGTAGAAGTAGGAGAAGTACTATTCCAAACTGAACTGTTTGATCCTGAATCTGCATTGGTTTGATTTAACATCGTATAACCAACTCCGCCTCCAACAGGGGTATTTACAAACCAGTTTTGATCAGCTATTGCCAATGCTTTAAGAATTATTGTATCGGGAGCAGCTCCTAAGCCATGACCTACTGTAGCTCCACTTGTATTATTTCCTGTATATGTAACGATACTAAAACCTGATGTAGTACTAGCTTGTACTGTAGATGTGATTGAGCCAGATGAATTACTTGCTGTTGTTCCACCATTAGCTTTCCAACTCCAAGAAATCATATTATTAGTTCCTTGACCTGATTCGTTTATAGCTTGTCCACTTGGTTGAAAAGTTGTTGCATTAAAAGTAACGCTATCTCCAGTTGTGCTTGCAGGATTATTATTATTACTAGAAAGTTTACTATTTCCACCTCTTGTCGTATCAAGAAGATTATGATCATAAGTTTGAGTTCTACTTTTTAACCATAAAAAATCTGATTTAAAACCTACTGTTACAGTCGGAACACTTGTGTGAGTTCCCGTGTATAATACAGGTTTAAAATAATCAGATGATTTATTTATTGTTGTGTATGCCATATCTTATCCGTATTGATTTACATTTTTTGTACATAATGCGTAGTACCCTGATGGTACGGCATATTCGAAATTTCCATGACCGTTTGCGTCTGAATTACCTGAAGTTATTGAGTATGCAGGATTGCCTGTGTTAAGATGAAAATTACTTGTTCCACTACTAGATTGATGTTGTACAACAAGATAATAACTACCAGTAAAAGTTTTTGAAATTGATCCTTGTGACGCTCCGTTTTTGTAAAATATTGTAGTGTTATTATCTAAATCTACTGCTACACTAATCGTGTCTCCACTAGCCCAACTTGCTCCATAAGAACTTCCTGAACCATTTATATACTTAGTACCACCATCGTTATATCCAACATTATCATTAACTCCTGAACTAGGATAGGCAGTAGAATTTACACTCCAACCAATATCTGCGGATACTAATCCAACAAAACCAGAAACTGAATCAGCTGTGTAATATATCTCCCAATACCATTTACCTTTGCTCATAGCCATAGTAGAAGCAACTGATCTAGTTTGACCAGCTCCTGCAATAGCAGCAATAAGATTACCTTTTGAAAGAGTCACATTACTAGCTTTATCTAAAGCATTAAAGGTACAAAAATTATTAGTAGCTGTGTCTACGGTTTTAGCATTAGTACCTGCACCGTTAACAGTGAAATTATTTGATTGCCCGCTGGTATCTGTTCCCAAAGCTGCAGCGTTACCAAACTGACATCTAAATCCATTTGTTCCATACGTTAACCCTGGAAAATCTACTTTTGGTTTCCATCCTCCTGTTGTAGAATCTGTTTCTCCAAAAGTAGATGGAGTTAATGCTTGTCCATCTATAAAATTAATATCTGTTAAATACCCACTTAATTGAGCACTACCATCTCCTCTTTGACCTATATATTGACCTGTATTACTATTTATAACAGATTCAGAGTTTTGTGCAGGCCAAGTTTGTGTACCCCAATTTGTAATTTGTTCTCCATTAATATATACTTTAGTTCTATTAGAATTTGTTGATTGAGCAGTATCCCATACCCAAACAATATGATACCATGATGAGAAGTCTTGAAATCTTCTTGTAGTTATTACTTGAACTTGAGTTGAACTTATATATCCAAATATTTCTATTCTACCATCACTTGTATAATTTAAACGCATTCTATTATTACTATCTGTATAACCAGCAAAAACAGTATCTCCATTAACATCTTTTAATTTTTTAAACCAACCACTCCAAGTCCATAATCTTCTATTTCCTGCACTTGACGGTGTTCTTGATAAATACGTTGGCATTATAAATCAAACCTCATACTATTTTGTTGTCCTACAGTTATAGCTATACTAAATGCTCTAGCTGCAGTTTGGCCCTGTGCATCTGTAGCCGTTACCGTAAAGTTATACGTCGTAGGACTTGTTGCTCCTGACTCTGTTCCTGTTATTGTAGCATTAGTTGCTGCTGTATTCAACGAAAGACCTCCAGGCAAAGACCCAGACGTTATAGCAAAAGAGGCAGCATCTGTCGCTGTAATTGTAATCGTTCCAACATTTGACCCTGCAGCAAAACTGCCAAGACTACCTGCTGCTGTTTGCCAAGCTGGTGCGTCTGATACTGTTAGTAGCGCTGAACCTGATCGTACGGCTAATCCGTTATTATTCTCTACACGAAGAAAATACGTGCCATCTACTGGCAGTGTAAACGTCGCTACAACAACTGTTGAGCTAGTAAAAGAGACTGAGTCTGCTGATACAATAGCTCCTGTTGTAGAATTAATTGCATCAACAAAAGGAACAGAAATATAATTGGTTCCTGTTATAGTAACTGCTGTTTGCGTGTTTTCTATTGTTGAAGGATTGATAGAACCAATTGTTGGAAATGTTAAAACTGATCCTACGGTAATTGAACCACCTAAAGCAACAGATGATCCATTAATTGTAATTGTTGAGTTTGCTAATTTACTATTAGCAATAGAACCTGCTAGTTCGTCGTTTGTAACTGATCCATTAGGTAATGTTATTACTGTACCTGCTGGCAACGTTATGGTGTCACCGTTCTCTCCTATTTGAAGAGCAGTACCTGATCCTTGTGGTATAATTTTATTTACTTCAAGTGTGCTCATAAGATAAATAAATTTCCTGTTACGGACAGTGTACCTGTAATAGATACGGGTCCAGCTAAAACGCCAGAGTCCATTGTTTGAACATCGCTAATTGTAGAATTATGTGTTGTCACATATGCTGTAGGATCCATGACAGGAGATGGTGCCTTCTTTGCTGGATATGTACAAAATACATCTTTTGCACCTGCAGAAAAATCTACTTTATTATCACCATTCGTACTCTCTAAAACTGTATCTCTTGATAGTGTATCGGGAGAAGCATCGGTTATAGTACCTATACCAATTTCATATTCCGTACTTCCTGACTGTATAGCAATACAGTAGTAAGTGGTATTTGTTGTGCCAATACCTGCGACAAACGATTGAAAACCTGAGCTTGCTCCTGCAAGGTTTACAGTTCCCGTTCCTGTTGTTGTCGTGGTTTCTTTAACACGATCATTGATAATCAATGCCATGCTAAATCCCTACGATAATCTTAGTATAGCTGTACCCGTACCTGGTGACGGAAACTGAACTTTAAATGTACCATTAGTTGCTGTAAAATCAGAACCAAAATTTAAAATACAAACTGAATCTGTAGTGTTTGAACCGCCATCTGTTGTAGTATTGTATATCATTGCACCTCTTGCCGTAAAGCTAGCGGAAGTCCATTCAGGATCAGTACTCCAATCAACAAATGCTGTTGTAGCTGTTGTACTTCCTGTTACAGATTGGTTTTGTAAAGCTAAACCGCCTGCGGAATATGCTGATGTTCCTCCAGCGTTTTGAGTTTCTGCCGTATTACTGTAATTTGAAGTTGTTGCATCTAAATTTGCACTTGATGTAAATAATGCAATTTTGAATGCAGACCCACCATTTGCAAAATCATGGAATCCTTTTAACAGATCCCTTTTAAAGGTGTTGCATACTGCTTGTGCTATAGCCATTTTTGTCTCCTTTTATGGTTGTTGCGATTTAAGAGGAGTCCTTAAAACTCCATCCATATATTCATCTCTTCTGCCACGACCTTGTTGTTCTATAGACAAGTCTTGTAATGCATTAGCATAACCTTGTTCATATTGAGCAAGTAGGTCATAGGGGCCTTTGAGAAATTTAAAAGCCTCGCAGAGACACGCATACAACAACGTTCTAGGGGCATTTATACTAACCCAAGTAGTCGTATTTGTAGACGATAGTCCTGTTGGTAACTTATTTAAAGCTACTTCTATATTATATGCGGAATTAGGAGTCGGCGCAAGATATATGTTCCCAGCTTTCCAATTTGAATAATACACAGGTGTAGCTGTAGCAGTTCTATCAGGCCAATATTCATTCATAAATGTAACATCTTTTTGTTCTAATTTTTTACGAGAATTACCTAAACTTTGTCCATAAATTTGAACTGATCTGATAAGAGCAAATTCTGCTATTCCTGTGCCAGGTAATGATACAAAAGCATTGTTAGCAGTTAATGAAGCAATCTGATAAGATCTAAATGCATCTAAATCTACTTCTCTAAATATTCTATTCTCAGCATTAGATATAAAATCATTAACAATAGTAGTTGTTAAAACATTTGCATCTGTTTCTGTGTAAGCTCTAATTTGATCTACTAATTCTGCGTATGTTGTCATATTATCCTTCTATAGTAACCGGACCTGAAGTGCAAAGCATACCTCCAAATCTTACGTTTGTTTGATCTGATGTTTGTCCTGTTACATTAAATGTGTAAGAGTTTGCATCTCCAGCAGGTACAGTTATTGTGTATCCATTAGAATCTTCTATTTTAGCTTGAGTAAATCCAGACCCTCCAACACAATTTCTAAATCTTACTGTTTCACCTGTTGTTCTTCCATGATTAAATTCTATAACTGTAATAGTCCCTGAACCATTTGTAGAAAAAAATGGATTACCTGTTAATAATCTAGCCGCAGGAGTTTCTACTCTTGCCGGCCGAGCGTTTTGTAAAGCTTGTGGCTCTGGAGCTGTTCTAATAGGTTGTAATTGAGGTTGTTTGGCTTCAAATTCTGTATAATGAACTAACGATCCAGTCCATTCTTTAACCATTTCTCTGTAAGGAAATTGTAATCCACTTCTGTCAGATATAGCTAAAGCATTTTTACCACTTGCAAATTTAGCCATATTAACCTACCGATGGAAAATAAGCTTGCGGAGTTAAAAAAAGACTTGTTCTAGCACCGTCTTGGTCAGCAGCTCTTTTCCATTCATCTTCATAAATTAATTTTAATGCTTGCATTCTTTCAGGAGCTTTTTTCTGTGCTAAATAATAAGCAAGTCCTGCAGTCATGCAAGGAATAAACCTAAATGGTATTTGTGCATTGTCTCTGTAAGTATCAATATCAAACATTCTAATCATTGCATAATATTTTAAAGTGTAATTTCCACTAGCAGGAACTGCTGGAAATAAAAACAAAGTAGGATTTATTTCTCTTTGAAAATAAAATTGAGAGGGTCTACCGGAAGTAGCTTTATCAGGCATATTAAAATAAGTAGCTCTGCTTATAGAAGTAACTGCATAATCATAAGTACCATCATTTATAACTACGTCTGTAATATCAATAATTGCGGAAGCGTCATCGGCTGCATTCCCATATAAAGCTGTGCCTGTTACAGATTGAGCATTAGCAGTTAAAGCTTTATTAGTTTGTTGTATAGTCCATAAATTAAGTCCCCTATTAGCCCATTCAGCTAATAAAATATTAAGTGATCTTTTTGCTGTTTTAAGGTCATATCCATCACGAACCATAATTCCACATCTTTCATAAGACTCTTGAATCATGTCATTAATTTGTAAGTCAAAGGACTTTGTTGTAGAATAAGTTGGCATTATCTTTCTATATTAGTCCTTTTTTTGACTGGTGTAAAGTAATCTGATTTAATTGTTAATTCAGACATTAATCTTTTATTATTTTATATATTTTTAATTTACCCTCAAAATCTGGCCTGAGCTCTGCTTTAACTCGATCACATTCGTAACGAATAACATTAACTCTATTGTCTGATAAATTTCTTTCTGCTTCTCTTTTAGCTTTTAAACATTTAGACAATCCATCTGTCATCATATGCCCATCCATTGAACCATTAACATACATAACTAATGCGAAAACTACACTAATGACTGGTTCCATTTTGCCTCACTTTATCTTTTAATTTTTCTACATCACCTTGTAATTTAGATACTTGGTCTTTTAAAAAATTTATATTAACTGTGTTAGACATCATAGATTCCATTTCAGTTTGCATACCTTCTAACTGCTCTGCCATAAACTCAATAAGCATATATTGTTCTGAATCAGCAGGCAAGGTTCCCATTTCACCACGAGGCCATTTAATTCTAAATTCTGTATTCTTTTCTAAATCTTTTTCTGCTAAAATTAATGATGTTTCCATGCTTGTAATTCTTGATACTACTCCAAAATAAGCCCACACACCTACTGCCACCGCCGCTACAATGCTAAGCAAGTTTCGTATTGGCATATCTATGCTAGTTTTATCACTTACTTTCATTTTCTATCTTTTTATTAACACCTTTACATAATTCACGAACTGTAGAAAATTCATCACCTAGTTCTAGGTCTTTATATTTAGCACAATTAGCTAACAGCTCTAACTCTTGCCGTAGTCTATCATTTTCACGAAGTAATTGTATAGTATCATCATTACAGGTAGATTGTAATGGCCAACTAAAACGTATACCTAAAGTTCCATTAACATCATCACTATAACTATTATAATTATTATCTATATTACCATCACCATCTAAATACATAGTTTTACCATCTAGTCCTCTAAGTTCTGTATATAAATCTATTCTACCACGTTCACAGCTGCTGTTGCTACTACCTAAATAATCATTTCTTGCTTGTGTTTTAGTGCTTAACAAACAACAGATGATTAACAACACTATTAAAAAAACAAGTAGACCACGTTCGTATTTCATTAGTAACCGCCCGATGCTACTCTTTCAATTTCTTTTATATCGTATCCTATTTGTCTAAGAGAATCTGTGTTACCTCTAACAAGCTCTTCTAACGCCTGGTACTCTGCTTGTGATGCTAATTTGTACGAACCATCACGTAGTGCTGCAACAATGCCCTCGAGCCTACCTACCCATGTTGCCATTTCGGCCATTTCTTTTACGAGCTCTTCCCTAGCGTCTGCGTAGTTCTTAGAGTTCATACTTGTTTTATCTGTGTAAGTTCTGTGTATGTTATCTATATCGCTGTATATACGTTCTTCTAAGTTCTCTACCTCTACCTTTAATATATTAATAGTGTCCGTGCTTGCATCAATTTGTGATGTCAGCTTATTGACATAATTAAGAGTTCCGTATGCCCCAGCTATCAAAGAAATTAAAATTGGTAGTGAAGCTAGATATTTAAAATATTTCATTATTTTTTCTTTGATTGTTCATAAATTTCTAACGTTCTAAAAATAGCTATACTAAACATTGTTTTTCTCCTTTATTGTTATTTTGGTTCCTCCCACATAGAGTCCGAACCATGCGGCTCCAGCGCCTACTACTACTGATACAAAAGCTGATTGTGCATTAGTAGGATCTGGCAACCCCATAAACCATTCTGTGGTACGCCAAAATGAAATACCATACAGTGTAATTAATAATCTAGGAAAAATTCTCCAAGCTGATAATCTTTCCGGTGTCATTATTAACCGTCAAAGAAAATAGTTAAACCTTTTACAGCTAATCCACCTTCAGCCCATTCAACATATGAAGCAGACTTAAATAACAATCCATTATCTGGAATGTATGGATCATATTGTCCAGCAGCTACATCAACAGCCATTCTAGTAATAGCAGTTGACCATCCAGTTGCAGTATCTATTACAACAGCAGCGGGATTAACATCTGAAAAAGTAAGTAAAACATCTGCTTGGATATCTCCACTCATTCCTCTTACTCTAGTTCTTCCAGGATAAACACATCCTGCATTACCAGAAACACCTGCAGAAACATTTGTTGCTAAAGCAGTAGAAGAACTTAATTGTGTAACAGTATTATAATAATTAACACTTAAAATTGTATTATTATTTAAACCTCTTACAGTTTCTGCTACAGCTTGTCCGTTAGGACTAGTTCCTCTTATTGTAAAATCTGTTGTTGAAAAGTTAGCAGTACTTGTAATACTAACTTTTTTACCCTGATTAGCTGTTCCAAAAGTAGCAGCAGCACCAGTTATTATTAAATTACCGGGAGCACCTATCGTCTGGGCAGCGGCAATAGAAGTAGTAGAATCGGCTGCACCATCGACAAATCGACGGGCAGTGACATGTGATACGTTTCCCATATTTTTCCTTATAAGTTAAGGGTGAGGTTTTATCCCCACCCTTGTTTGTTTAGATTACCAAGCCTCAGCGTTCAATAATCTTTTTTGTGCATATTCTGCAACAAATATATTTTTACCAGTGGTAGCAAGGGTACCTGATGGAGTATATGTAATAATCATATTACAATCCATTTCATAGCCAAAATTACCAGCGGTTGCAGTTGGATCTTGTTGAACAACAAGCCATTTAGTCCATTGAGTTGCATCAACAAGAATAGCATCACCATTATCATTAGCAGTAACAGCACCTTTGTTTGTAGCAGTAGCAATGTCACCAAATTGATCTACATCAAGTGTAGTTCCAATTTCTAACACTTCATTACCTCCACCGTTCCATGCTTGGTAACGATAAGTAGTTAAATGAATTAGTGCTGAACCATATGGAATAACTCCAATAGCATGCTGATATTGATCACCAGCTGTATGTCCAATTCCTACACTTATGCTTCCAGTACTTACTGCGGAAGAAGTGATAGAAGTAACAGATTTAAACAAGCCTGAAGTAAAAGAAGTGCCTGCGTTAGGACCAGTAATATTACTCTCTGTTAATAATTGTCCATTTGCATTTGTTCCTGTTACAGTAAATCTTAATGCGGAATCATTTCCTGTGCTTGTAAACATAATTTTACGAGCCCAAGATGCTCCACCAATAGTATCACTACTTGCAGGAACAAAAGATCCGTTAGTAGTTCCAGTACCATTGATAAGAACAGTAAATGAACCGTTATTATTTGAATCCCCAGTAGTTATAGCTCTTACTAAACTAATAGCAGTAGCCGCTGCTGGAGAAGGTGATTGAACATAAATTGAAGCTGTATTTGTCAACCAATTTACATTTGAAATATTAGTTCCAAGGTTTGCTCCACCTGTCTCTAATATATTGCCCGATTTAACCGGACCGGAAAAAGTCGTAGTACCCATGTTTACCTCCTGGCGTATAGGCCTAATAATGCAGTCTCTATACCGTCTGCCTAGCCAGTCTGCAGAATTATAATTAATCTAGGAAAAAAGATTATAAAATAAAAAAGGCGCTCATACAAGCGCCTTTTTCACCTAAGAAAGAATTAGTTTTTAACTACCTTGAGATGCGTAAACACATCTTGGATCAGAGAAACCAAAGCTATATCTTTCACGAGCTTTGTATCTCATATTTCCTGTATCGAAATCGCCTTCCATAGCAGTTGTAATTGGTGTTCTTACAAAATGCTTAAAGCCATTTGGACAATCGGTTTTAATAAAGAATGCATCAGTATCAGTTAAATAATGATTTACGCTGTATCCTTGAGGAATATATCCTGATTGATTGAATACGTTGATATCATTATCAGCTGTACCTACTCTACCCGTTGAATTCATTAATCTATCAGCTACAAATTGTAAAGCTGAAGGAATAATCATTTTCATTGGTTTCAATGCAATTTTCAAACCTCTTTCATCAATAAAAGCAGCAACATCAATAACTGCTTGTTCAAGAGAAGTCTCGTTCAAGTCAGCATCTGTAGCACTTCTATTAGAGAAGTTTCCACCTGTTAAAGTTGGGTGAGCAGTAGAAGCTAAAGCAACTCCGTCTCCACCAAAATCAGCAGCGTTTGCAGAAAATGCATTGTTAAGAATATTAGCACCCTTAACCTGTTTAGTATTAGCCATCGAACGAGCTAGAGCTTTTGTATATCTAGCACTGACTCTGTCGTAAAGGTTATCCTCTACAGCTTCTTCAGTGATAGCAAAAGCAAGAGCAATAGTTTCGTTAGTGTATCTCGCAGTGAAAGATTCTTGTGCAGTATCATAATTGATTGCCGCACCTTCATTTTTCACAGGAGCACCAGCGAACCCGCCTAACATTACTTCTTCTTCAAAAGCTCTGTCTGAACTTTCTTGGTCGAAGATTTCTGCTGCTTCGTTCTCATAGCGTTTGTATTCTAAGCCAAAGAGAGCATTTAAACCCGGCTCTAATTCTTTGGCTAACTGGGATCTAGAAATAGCCATATATTATATCCCCGCTAAGTTAGTGTAAGCGTGATCGTTAATTCTAACAACCAAGTCTACGTTTGTTTCACCAGCAGTATTGTTAGGAGCTTGAACTATTCCTGTAACTCTCAACTGCTCATCGGCAGCTCCTAGTCCAGAAAAGTCTAATTCCATAGAACTCATACCGTTAGTTGTGTTACCATTTGCGTTACCTACCATAGGTGCATTGGCTCCTACCGATGTTTGATCGGCAGCACCGTCCGCTTGAACGATGAATAGTTGATCTGGATCATCATAAACTTTAATTTCCGCTGCTACTGCTCCTTGCGTTACAGTTGAAGCTGGCCAATAGTTCTTCCAAATTGGTTTCCCTGTTGAATCAACGTAGTTTACACCACCACAAACTCCTACAATTTTTGCAGAGTTTGATTTAGCGTCTACTGCTATTTCAATAGTTCCATCAGCTTTTAGTTGAACGGCTGTACCATTAAAGATGTTTGATGTGTAACCAGAAGCAACTTTATAAGTAGAGAAACCAGCTGTTTCATACTTGTTACCAAGCATTTTAACAGGAACTAGTCCTCTAGGCGCATCTACATTTGCCATAATTTACTCCTTTTCTAGAAACATCAAAATCCCGACCAATTCAGAATTATTGATTGCCTCCAAATGTTACTTTTGAGCTCCTATTACTTGACATAGGCATGCTCGGGTGCTCGTCTTTTAGAACCTCATTGTCTATCGCTTCTTGCACCTCTTTAGACTTTTTCTGGAAATATTCATTTCTAGATTTAGCCATTTCAAGAGGAATTTTAGCTAATAGCAAACCTCCAACTCCTATAACACCTTTGTACTTACCTTCAGAAAGCGAAGGATATTTCATTACATCCTCTGCTGAAAGTTCATCTTCCCTGACCAGTTCATAACCTTCTCTCAACCTTGATGTAATATTTTTATCATCAGGCTGACCTTGAAGTTCTGCTCTGAGCCAACGATACTTGAACCCTTCAGGGGGTACTGGTGCATCTAGTTGTCTCGGTGGGGACCAGACCGTTTTACGAGCTTGTAAGTCCCTAGTTTCAGCGTGTCGAGTAGTTTTTTTTAGTTTTACGTTTTCCATATTTTACTCCTTCACGAATTTTGCGTATTCATCTAATGGCACACCTAGCTTTTTAGCTATGGCTACTTGTGATGGTGTGAGTTTCACAGTACGGCGTCCAGTTTTATTTCCAACCCGAGAATTAGCACCAGCAACAGTCTGGACGACCTTATTGCTAGTAATATTCGAATTAGAATTCGTTTGTCCTATCTTATCAGGAAAATACCCTTTTAGTCTAGTATCAATTTCAGTATAATATTCATCTGACTCAGGATTCATTCCTTCATTTACTAATGTAGTATGAATTCCCCAAGTAGCATATGTCATTGCTTGATCTTTTCCTTCTCCTTGACCAAACCATTGATTTCGTTGTGCCCATTGAAGAGCTTTTTCACTTGGTTGTGGAGTTTGTTGAACTTGTTGTTGAACTTGTGCAGGAGCTTCCGGAGTTACCTTTTGCTCTACAGGTTCTGCTTGTTTTTTACTTTTAGCAGAAACTACTCTTTGTTTATGAACAGCATTTTCAGCTAATTTAGCTTGAGCTTCCGCAACAGCTTCAAAATCTTGTTTTTGATGTGCTTCAGTTATAGCTCTTTTTAAGGCTAATTCAGTAGCATCTACTCTTTGAGCAACTTCTTCAATGTAAGTATCATCTAAACTAGTAAATTGTTTTTGTAAGGTGTCATTTTTCTTTTTAACACTTTCCGCAAATTTTATAGCTGCTTCTTTTTGACGTTCTTCTTCACGCCATTTTTTTGTTAAATCATTTATTCTCTTTTTAACTCCAGAAGAATACTCTTCATGCTCAGAATCACTTTGATTCTCTTCTTTTGTTTCAATTGGTTGAATTGTTTCTTCTTCTGTTGAAGTATCATTTATTTCTACGTCAACAGGATTACCTGTATCTTCAATAGGTATTGTTTTTTCTTCACTTAATGATGGTTGTGCTTCTGGCATGACTATCTCCTCATGTTAGTTTGTTAGCGGTGATAAAACGTATTCAGGATCTTTAACAACTGCCATAACTTCGTCGTCATTAAGTAATCTGAGTTCTCCACCGTCGATTTTAATTCTTGCTCCCGCATATCTGCCGAATAATATCCAATCTTTCTCTTTACACCAAGGACCTGTAGGAAATTTTCCATCATCCTTGTAGCATAAATCACCAACTTTCATTACCAATCCTACATTGGTTGACCATTGGCTTTCTTCAACAGTTTTATCTGTTAGAATAATTCCACCTTTACTTTTATCTTTTAATTTAAAAGGCATTACCAATAATCTCCAACCACTGGGATTAGGTAATTTTGAATGTTCGGGTTTTTTCTCTTTTTCTTTTATCTCTTTATTTTTTTTCTCTAAGGCAAAAACTTTTGTAGGTATCACATTAGTTTTAGTCATCGTCTAGCTCCTGTTTTTTTAGCAGGTCCGTGAGTTCCTGGCTGATTGCATTCCAAGCATGTAATTTTCCTAATATATACTTATAATCAGGGAAATCTTTTACTTCACCTGTTATAACTTGAGTTAGCTGCTCTTGTCTAGTTTTTATTTCTTTTCTTAGCCTTTCAGCTAAAACAATTACTTGATCAGGCAATTTTACTCCTTTTATATTTTTTCATAACTGTATTGTTACTTAATCCTCCATTTTTAAATCTAGGAAAATTATCAGAAACACGAATAGGTTTAATTTTTCCTGGTTTAATTTTTAATCCTTGTGGATCAGGGCCTCTTAGTGGAGGAGGACCAAATCTTTTTCCGGGTAATTTCATATTTCAATTGTAGCCATTAAATCACTTAAATGTTTTGCTCTATTAGGGGTTTGTTTATTCCAACGACTATCAAGCATTTCAATACTTGCATTTTTAAATTGTTTCATTTTAACAAAATCAAAAGTTTTTTTAAATTTAGAGACCCCTCCAGGGCCAAGTTGAAATATCATTTCCGTGTAAATTTCCTTTAACAATTCAGGTGGATCATAACTTAAATCACACATAAACATATTTTCACATAATAATTCTGCATGCTCTAAATCAGTTTTAAAAACTTCTTCTAGCTGTTCTTTTGAATATTCTACTCCTTCTTTAAAAGGATCTCCTTCTATTACTTTATGGCCATAACCGATAGTGGCAAACCCGAGGGTATCTTTGTAAATTTTATTTCTGAAGCCTTCGTTTTGTTTCACTCGATCTGCTAGTGTACTCATATTAACAATTCCATTTCCTTAGTGATTTATTAATCCTAGAATTAGGATCTTTTGCTGTTTTAGAACTAGTTCTTCTTTTTTTCATACCTTCCATCCTTGCACAGAATGACTTACGTCTTTTAGCAGCTTTTGAACCTTTTTTCAACTTTGATGGTTTTGTTGTAACTGCTGTTTTTAATTTAGAACCAGGATTAGCCTTTCTATAAGAAGCTACACCTTTTTTATTTAGTCCTCCTGACTCACTTTTGCCTTCTTTTCGTTGCCAAGCAGGACTAGCCATATGTAGTCTCTTTTCTTCTATCTTCCATTACCATTCCGCATCCATTAGCTACTCCTTTTGGATTTTTAGAACTTTTTCTAACTTGAGATAAATTTTTACCGTCTTTAGCTTGTATTTTATTTCCGTGTTTTTTAGCAAAGTTTTTTGCGACTTCTGGCTCATTAGCATATAAATATGCTCGTTGCTTTGCCGATTTAAAAGGCATTAGGGTTGTTTTTTAGCTGTTTTAGCGGCTCTTTTAAAATTAGCTGCTGTTGGAGCACCTTTACTTCCAGGTGTTCTCATTTTTTCACCACTACCTGAGGCAATACGTTCTTTTTTGGCGTGTATATTTGCATATAAGCCATCTTTAGCTTTTATAACTTTACCTTTGCCATTTTTAAAACCTATTTTTTTAGCTATTTTAGGATTACTTTTTTTTAAAGCTTTCATTCCTTCGTTCATTGTTTTCTTTGTTCCCATTTTATTTTCCTTTTTTAATTAAACCCATTGCACCTTTTCCAGCCTTAATGCCGAAGCTTGCTGAGCAGGCTATATATAATAAATGTTTATAATAATCCGGAAGTGACTGCAATGCGACAAAGCCAGCTTCTATATGCTGTGTCATTCCAGGAAAAAATACTAATGTTGCTGGAGCTAGTAAACAAATTAAAATTAGTTCGTCTTTCCACGAACCTTTCATCTGATCTACTGCTGTTGTTTCCCATTTTACTTTTCCAGCAATCTGATCTTGTTTTAATTTAGTTGCTGCTTTAACTTCTGTTACTTTAAGTTCAGCTTTTGCCTTTTTTGTTTCGACGAAGCCACGGACCGTATCCGCAGCAACGCCGAGTAAAGGTTTTGCTAAGAGTTGCCAGACCATAGTCTAGGCAGCTCCACCTGTCATCCAACTGATGACCCAAAGAACTATAACAGCGACAATAGCCGCCTTAATCCAGTCCTTCATTTTCCAGTCCGACCATTCTTTGATATGGCCCCATAGGTCTTTTAATAAATTCATATAACCTCCTTAGTTAATGAATAGTCAAATCGAAGTCCGCTTCGAATTCAACAGTATTTTCTAGCTCATGTTCACAATTATTGCAATCACAACTAGAACAACTGCCTCCGTTGGTATGATGACAAGCATGTCCGCAATGTCCGCACAAATTATCCAAAAAACTTAACGCCTTTGGTTGCTGCCCCTACTCCACGCATAGTTTTAGTTGGTTTTTTAACATTTTTATCTACATCCATGCCTTCTACTGAAGGTCCTGGTTTAAGTTTAAATTCACCACCATCTTCGTAGCCCATTGGAGACATTGGAGTCATTCCACCGCCCATGTAGTTCATTTTAGGCATTCCACCGCCCATGTAGCCCATTCCGCCCATTTGCATCATGCCACCACCCATGTACTTCTTTTTTTTCTTATCTTTTTTTTTATCTTTTTTCATATTTTCCTTAATGTAACGTTGGTTTTATCAAATTAATTTGAAAAACATCCTCAAGTTGATTTTCAAAAACAGTTTCTGCTATTGGTCCCTCTAAAGCATGATCTATATAGATTGCTTTAACAACTGATAACATAGCTGCCGCCATAATTAACTTATCTTCACTTGTTTTTGCGTATTGCTCCACATGTGATGCAAAATCATTTATGCCTCGACTTAATTTATCATCATTTTCAGGATATGACATTAATTTTTTCTCATTTTAGCTTGTTTTAAATTGATACCAGCTCTCATAGCTGCAATTTCAGCATCTTGGTCAAGTTTTTTCTGATCAATTTCAGTTTTTTGATCTAATTTACCTCTGTCAATGTCTAATTTTTCCATATCATACATAGCTTTACGCTGTGCATCTTGTTCTTTTATGTCAATTTCTCTAGTTTTTAATTCAACTAATGGATCTTGACCAGTTCCTTCTAAATATTCTTGTTCTTCTGCTACAATTTCTTCTGTTATAGTAGATTCTACTTCAGCAATTTCACTCTCTAGTCTATTTTGCATTTCTTTTTGCATTTCAGGAGGTAATTGTTGTCCACCTAACTGTTGTTGTAATTGTTCTAATTCTTCTTTGTTTTTTTCCATAACTTGTTGTCTTGCCATAAATGAAATATGTTCACTTATATGTGCTTGTAAAGAAGCCATAGCAATTACACTTTGTCTTACTAAACTTGAGGACATAAATGCTCTGTGAGCTTTTATATGGGCTTCATGATTTTGTTCTGGATAAGCAGTTAATGGTTTAGATTTCAACGCCTCTGAATTTTCTTTTGCTGGATCTACAGGTCCAGGTTTAGGAGGAGGTGGTAATACTGCATCAATATTATTAACTCCAAGTGCTTGGTACATTCTTCTGTAAGCTTCATAAATATTATGAATTCCAGGGTTAGCTCCTGTTAATTGTAATTGTGCTTGTGCCAACTGAATACGTTGAGACATAGAAAATATATTTGGATCGGATACAGGCATAATATCTACCCTGTCATCAAAGTCTTGTTGCTTAATCATTCTGTTACCACCTACAACGTTGTAAGGATATTCTGGTGGTAAATATTGTTGGAATACTTTTGATAATAATTTAAATTCAACTTTTTGTGCATAGTGCATTCTTTTATGAATTGCACTCATAACTTTAGTTCCTTGTTCAATCATAGCCATGGTAGTTCCTACCGGATTAGCATTGTTTGAATCACCTATCTTTGCATCAGCTACAGCAGCAAATCTTTTTCCTGCATCAACACAAAAACCAAGTAACATAAATAATGTTTGACTAGGTTCTTTGTAAGGTAAAGGTAAAAGTCCTGCTCGTAGATCACCAGATGGTGCATCTACATCCCTGAATTCTCCTGGTTGGATGGGATTATCGTCGTCTGCAACTCGCAACCCTCTCGCTTTAAATCCTGCAGGGAGATTGGACAACGTACCTGCATCAATGAGTTGACGGAGAGCTGACGTAGCTGTCCTGGAGAGACCCCCGAGCATGTGGATAAGACCAAAGCCATAAAAACCAAGACCAGGCAAAAACTTATAATGTACAAAATATTGAATTTTTTTTCTAAGGGGATCGTCCTGTTTGAAGTTTCGGTATATAGATAAAACTTTTCCGGAACCTTCATCAACAGTAACAACATATGGTACTCTTATACCTGTAGGTTCTCCTGTTTCCAAATTCCTATCTTCAAAACCTACTATGTCTAAATCACAATGAAATTCTAATAATGTATATTCATTGTCATCTTCTTCTCCGTAAGTTGTAGAACTAATACCTTGCACGTTTTGATATTCTTCTTGTATCTGATTATTTTCAACTAATGATGGTCTAATTTCTACATCTCTGTAAAAACCACCAACTTGATTTTTTCTAACTTCATTGTAAGATTGTTTAACGATATGTGTAATTCTTTGACAAGATTCTAAGTCAGTTGCATAAAAAGGAACAATTAAATCTTCTACAGGAATAAAAGAAGCTTTAGCTCTTTGTTGTTGTGCATCAAAATAAACTTTTTTAAATGCAGATCCAGCTAATCCTAAATGAAATAACAATTGATCCATATCAGGATCATATTCTTCCATTACCGTAGTAATTTGATAATTCATGTAATCTTTTACTCTGTTAGCTTGTTGCTCTGTCTCTTCGTTTTGTTCACCAACTATATTACATTTTACCGGACCGCCTGCGGGTAGTAATTCTTTGTAAGCTTGTGCTTGAAACTGTGTTGCGGATTCAGCAAGTAATGGATGAGTAACTCCACTAGCTCCTTGAAAAGGTCTAGCTCGTTCTTCATATTTAAATCCTAATAATTTAATACCATCAACGTAGGATCTTTCCCAATCTTGTCTTGAGGATTTATCATCTTCATAATAAGCCCTAAGATTATCTGACATTTTTCCAAGTTCACTATCTTCAAGGACTTCTGCTAAATTTCCATCAAAAGGTATTTGAGGTAATTCTTGCTCTTGATTAATTAAAGCTCCACCATCATCAGTAAGTTCTATATTAACTTCAGATTGTTCTTGTGCTACGCCAAGAGGATCTAACTCCCCTGGAGCCATGTTTGGTAATGCTTTTTCTATTGCCATTAAATTGTTCCTAGTATTTCATCTACGTCCGGTAATTTAGAACCTACTCTACCACCATCTGCGTGCATTGGTAAACCTATTTTTCTTATTGTATCTTTCGCTTCTGTAAAATCAACATAAGGTAATCCTGATACTTCCATTTTTCTTCCGTCAAAAGATTTTTTAACTAAATCAGGAGCAGCTTGGCTGTATGAATTTATACCATCACCATCAAATTGTAATGTAAAGTTCATGTCATCTCCTACACCTGATATTTTAATTCTAGCTGATTCTGGGTCTAATCCTAACTTAGCGGCTCTTTCCATTAAATCTTTATTTAAATCTTCTGCTGCTTCTTTCATAAGTTTATTATAAATTGTTTTATACCCTGCAATATCTTTCGCATCAGCTGATTCATATACACCAACAATTTCACCAGGATTCCAGGACACGTTTGTCTTGCCTTCTGATATTGCTTTTTCTATATGTGATTTTAAAACATTCTTGACCCAATCTTTTTGTTTTTTAAATGGATAATCTTGTGAGCCACTTTCATATCGTGCTCTTCGTAGTTGTGCATTCTTAGATATATCCGTATACGATCCTGCAAACTTAACTTCATCAGGAAATAGTCTTGCTAAAAATTCTTCTATTGGCATTTTGGTATCGGCCACTATTTGTGCTTTGATAGCATCAAATGTATCTACCCCACCAAACATACCTCCTCTAACCTGTCCTCCTTGAGAACTATCTAATAAATCTTTAATGTTTTGTACTGCTCTATCAAGTCCTTCAAATGATCGTGTGTTTCTCGGCAGGTCTTGATTAGCGATACGTTCTAATAATGATTTTTGACCTTCATCTCCAGATGACATTTTACGAGACCAAAATTTATCATAATTACCAAATGCGGAATCTCCAGGATTTAATTTAGATATTCTTTGTGCATCTAAGAAATTTTTATTTTTAGCTCTACCTAATTCTTTTTTAGAAGCTTGAGTAAGACCACTTAAAAATTCATTTGCATCATCGATCATCTGTTGATTAATTGTTCCGTAGTTATCTAAGATAGATCGTTTAACATTTTGTTTTTGATTTAATCCTAAATTTTTAAAACTCTCTCCATATAAATCATTAGCTACCTGATCTACCTTAACATCAAATCCTGTAGGTTTAGGTTTCTTTGCTTCTTTAGATGCTTCTAATTTTGTTTTTGCATCAGCAAATACTTGAGCATCATCTTCTGTTCCAAAACTTTTCTTTGGAACTTTTCTTTTTGTTCTTGTATTTATTACTTCCCAAATAGGATTATCAGCGCTGCCTGCTTTGAGTTGTACCTCAAACATATCAGGAACAGTTTCACCAATAGGCATGTTAATAGGATCTGTATCAAAGTTATATAACTTATTGTCCTTACTAAAATTATCCCACGCATCATCAAGTGCTTTTTCAGCTTGAGGTCTTAATTTTTTTTCTGCATTTTCTAATATATCAATACCTGCTATATCTTCAGGACTTTGGTAAGATGTAGAACCACGGTGAACATCACTTTGTGCTTCCATAATATTTTCTGTAACTCTACCATCGGTTGTTGTTTTATCTATAGATCTACTAAAAGAAATAGAATTATCTGAATTAGGATGACCACTGTTATGAAATTCATGACGAGAGGACTGTCCTTTTTGAGGATTAAATCCTTGCTCCATAATTGTATAATCTTCCGTCCTGGTCCCTGGCCAACCGGTGCCCTGAAAATTACTAGTTAATCGTGGATTAACATTTAAACGTTTAAATCTATTAACAATCTGATTTAATTTTTGAGCTTCGGTATATAGTAAATTAATATTAGGGTTGTTTGCTTTTCTTAAAATGTTCGGTAATACAGTGCTTGTATACTTTTGTATAACAACACTTGGATCTTCTACTCCAGCAAAAGTTCTTTTACTTGTTCCTCCTGCCATTGTTTCCAATTCATTTATCATGCTTTGCACAGCCATTTTATACTCTTGTAAAACACGGCCTGAGTTGCCTGTAGCAGTAATAGGTACATTTACTAGTTCTTGTTTAGCATCTTTTATTGCTCTTCTTGTTATGTCAGGACTAATTTCATTACCTGCTTTAACAGCTCCTGCATTTTCTCCTAATTGACCTGCTCCATAAAATTCAGAGTATCCTCTTTTAATTTGATTGTTATTTTGTAATAAATCTTGTCCAATCTTTAAAAAAGTTAACGCATCAATGGTTTGATCCCCACCTTCTTTTATTAAATTACTTATTTGGAAAGACATTCCGGTATCTTTCATTTCGTTCAGGGCTCCTGCCCCGTCACCATCTTCCATTTCTTTTTTCCACTGACTTAATTTTTTCTTAGTCTTGGAAGCAGATCCTGCATATTTAGTCTGAACGTAATCTTCTATTTTACTAAACCGAGGAACTATATAAGTATCTAAAGATTCAACTCTCTCTACTTCGGCTGGATCTAATCGTGGTTTTTGAATTTCTACTTTAGGTTCTGTAACTTGTCTTGTTGTATCTGTTACCTCTACAGTTTCATCTATTTGTGCTCCTGTTGGAGAAACAACTTCTTCTGTTTCAGACAAACGAGAGGCTTCACTTATAGGAGCAGGTTTATCTACTGCTCTTGATCCTTTTAAATATTTAGCTAATGCACCAGGGGCCGTGAGTACGGCGGTAGGAGGACCTGTGTAGTAACCAGCTGTTCTTCCTAACTCATCCATGGTCATTCCAGACAGAGTTGACTCTGTTAAATTTGGTGTTGGAATCTTATCTCTAAACTCATCAAAGTATTTAGTAAAAGCAGGTTTATCTAGTAGAGCTTGAAACTCCTCACTAAAAGGAGAATAATCTGGTGATGATCTAGAAATGTTTCGTTGATCAGGATTAGCTATTTTATCTGTAGGAAAACTTTGTATCTGTGCCCCTTTTTTAGTTGCCTCAAATAATCCTGCTAATAGTTCACCCATTCCTTCCGCCGAACCTGCAAAATAATTAATTACCCCGTCTGGTAAATTAAACAATCCTTCTTTAAATATTTCAAACCCTGTTGCATCTCCGTAAAACTTTTTACCTTCAGCAAGAGCTGCTGCTCTCATTTCATCAATTTTGTTTTGATCTGTAGGAAACTTACCTTGATCTGAATATAAACTTTCATAACTTGGAAGTTGACCCATTTGAAATTGATTGATGTCATAAGGATCGTAATCATTTAATCTGCTACCTTCAGCAAACTTAGGAGGACCTCCGTCTTTTAGTTTACCTTTTTCTGCAGGGGCTCCTATGTAAACTTCAGAGCCATCTTCATCTACATACATTGCTCTAAGGTTTCTTTTCTTTAATTTACTTTCAATACGATTCATTTTTTCGGTATTACCTTTTGCTAAAGCTTCTTTATATTGAGCCATCTGTTTATCTTTAAATAAATTATCTTTTGAAATTTCTGTCGTATATCTTTCACGGTTCGCCGCTTCTCCAAAAAGTATATCTCCTTGCGCTATGCTTCCTGTATGTCCTAGAGTTTCTCCTGAATTGTAAAAATTTCTTCTTCCATCTAATAAAGTAGCTTTATTATTAGCTGTTCTTTGTATTTTATCTTTAATGTAATCTGCAAGGTAAGGATCTTCATTTCTCATAATTGTATCAATAACTACATTGGTTGCTGCTCTTATATTTTCTTCTGAATAAACATCTCCTTTTACTTTATTTGGATTCTCTTCTCTTATAGCAATTCTAAAATCTTGATCATAACGATCCATTTGTGGTTTAGAAATTTTAATTCCTAAATCATTAGCATACTGTCTTATATTTTTTTCAAATTGATTTTGAGCTGTTTGATAAGAACTTAATTTTCTTTCATCTTTTTTTCTGTTTCCAAACAATTGATTTACTATTCTTTCATATGTTTTCATTTGAAAATCAATTCCATGTTTATCTATAAAATGTTGTCTTATTATTTCTAAGTCAGGTCTCCCTGTTATAGAAGAAGTATACAACCTGTCTTTCATTGCTGGGTTGTCCTCTAAAAACTGTGGTAATTCTTTTCTAACTGTTTTTCCATCATTAACTCTTTTTAATTCATCTTTATTTTTAAATTCATCTTTGACTACACGGTAGGTTCTACCGTCTGATTTTCTTTCTTTAATTTCTGTCTGATCTTTTTTATATGTTTTACCAGCTATTGTAACAGTATCTTTAGTGCTATCTCCCATAGTCAAAATAGTAAAATCTTCTATCTCTGGTATTGGAAATCCTGTATTCGTAGGTAATTCAATAGGTGGTACAGATGTTGGAGGTAATTTTGTTTCTATTTCTGGTACTGCTCCTCCTGTAGTTGTAGGTATATCAATTTTTGGAGAAGGGCGGTTAACATTACGTCTTGCTTCCGCTTCTCTCGCTTGTCTTTCTTTTTCCATAGCATCAGCATCAGGACCAATTTCAATACTTCCATCTCCTCTTTGTCTTACATCGTTACCAAAATAATTTATATTACCGTATTCACCTCTGTCTGCTGCATCTCTAACTTTGTCAGCTACAGTTGCTGATGTTCTATTTCTTCTTGCTTCATCTATTGCTGCTTGTCTCTCTGCTTTTTTTCTCGCTACTTCCTCAGGATCTGAACTTAAATCACCTGCGTTTCCTACGCCGGGAATATTACTTTCCATTAACTGTGCATTAGCACCTAACGTGCCATCACCCATTTGAGTAGTAACTAAATTACTGAGAAAAGGAACTCTTGTACCAATAAACTTTGATGCTTTACCAAGACGTCTTAAAATGTCATCGTAATCTATAAATGCTCCAGGGGCCATGGTTGCCGAACCAGACGCAAATCTAGGTACACCACCATTTCTTTTTTCATCAACCAAACTTAGAGGGGGATATAATATTTTGATAATCTCATCATATTCATCTTTTGTAATATCACCACGAGACAACTGCGTGTCTGCAGCTTTTCTACCCATATGTAAAAGTAAACTGCTAAGTCCTACAGGTTGTCCGATTCTTTCATCATCCATTAGTAATATCTCTCCTCGCTCCCGTAATCAGGAACAGTTGGTTCTTCGTAATAATCATCAGGTAATGTAACAAAATTTCCTTGGCGAAAACGTAGCACAGCTTGTGTTGTTGAGTCAACATAATCATCGTTGTCACCAAAGGGAAAGGCAGCACATTCCTCAATGACTTCTTGCGCCCACCTCTTATCTGGAACCCAAATTTGGCCTGCTTCAAATACCGGTGCTACAGCGTTTACTCGTACATGTTTATCATTTCCTTTGCTCGGTGTAAAGTTCGTAACTGGAATTCCGATCTGTCTTAGTTCATGGGTCAGGGGTAATCCAGATGCTTTAGCTTCCACGATTACTGTCTCCGGTTCAAACTCTCTGTACTTCTCTAATGCTTTTCTTTTGAGTTCAGGAAACTCCCATCTACCTCTCACCGCATCAAGTAAAATTAAATAGACTTTGCCATCAGCTTCTGAAGTGAACACACCCCACGTTGTAATAGCACTATAGTCTGCAGTTTCTTTTTTTGAGTACGCCGTATCATAACTTTGTATAACATGTTGTATGTTGTTGGGTGGATCATCAGATTCCCATTTCATCCACCACTCTCTTTTAATAATAGATCCTTCTTCAGAGGTTGGTTGTTGCTGCCACTGTGCTTGCCACTTCTGTTCATTCAAGGAAGCTTTGACCGATAACAGTTCATCCTTCTTCCAATACTCAGGCCATATAGGATTACCTGTCTTAGGAAAGATTGCAGGGAATTCTATTAGATCCCATTGATCTGCTTTAACTTCTTTTTGTGCTCCTACTAATCTACCTGTCAAATCTTTGGTAGACCACCTTGTCATAACAATAACAATGATACCTCCGGGCTGAAGTCTTTGTCGTGGTCCTGAGGTGTACCACTCGTAGGCATTATCGAACGCTGTTTCTGATAAAGCATCTTGCTCGGAATGAGGGTCATCAATAATGAGAAGATCTGCACCACGACCGGTGATAGCTCCACCTACCCCTGTTGCGAAATACTCTCCACCTTTATTGGTCTCCCATCTTCCTGCTGCTTTACTATCGGCTGATAGTTCGACATCTTTGAATACTCGTTTGTAATCTTCGTGATCCATCAGGTTTCTTACTTTTCTTCCAAAGCGGAAGGCCAGTTCGCCAGTGTGCGTTGCTTGTATGATCTTGGTTTTTGGTGCATGGCCCATGATCCATGCTGGAAGTAAATAGGATGCAAACTCAGACTTCGTGTGCCTTGGAGGCATGTTCACGATCAATCGTTTTAATTTTTTATCTTTTATTAATTGAAATTTTTCTGCAATTTTTTGATGATGATATCCTGAAATAAACTCTGGCCATACTGCTTTAACAAAGTCCAAAAAATTTTCTTTTGCTTTAGCAGAGGTATCTAATTCTTTTTGTCGAAGTTCTAACTTCAACATTAGATCTTTAGCTTCATCAGGATTTGTGGTTTCAAAATCCAAAGACATTTCTAGTATGTACAATTTTTTTTAAAATTTTTCAACCGACTTGTTTCTGACAGTGAATGGGGTGGGGCTGACTGTGCAAAACAAGCACTAAAGGTGCACAACCTAATGTAACAGGTAGTAAGGGGGAAAGGGCGTGGAAGTGTAAGGATTATTAAACTAAATATATGTAGGGACTCCAAGGGCTTTGGCTACTAGATATAGTATTGTATTGTACATGATGACCAACACCTGCAACCTGCCACGCTGCACCTGCTGCACCAGCCCTGGGCTGCGGGTGAATTTGCCTGGATCGGAAGCGAGCCAGTCTTAAATATAATAAAAGAAATTAGATAAAGGCGAGGAAGTACAGGGATTTCAAACCCCTGTACTGAAATGATTATCTATTTATATTGAAGTTGTTAGCTAACTCTTGAGCTAACTTAAGACCATACGCACTAACTTGAGGTATGTCTTTATTCTGTAGTATGAATTCAAATATACTACTATCTAAATAACTTGCTAACATCTGCCAGTTAACTTGCTCTTGACCATTCTCCACAGTTTCAATGAGTGAGTTAGGTCTAACTGTGCTAACTGCATTAGCTTGTCTTAATATGTCTAAGTAATTATCTGGCATTAGACACCCTCAATAGTTTAACAAGTTCACTATCAACATTATTAGAACTACCACTAACATTCTTTATAGTAACGCTAGTAGATGTTTTATAAGGA